AGCCCCCGTCGTCATCGATGAACGGCGCCATACGGGAGCCGGTATCAACCGCTTCGGCCAGCCGCCCCCAATCCTCGTCGTTGAACTGGCCGGTCTGAACGCGCAGGCTGTCGATCCGGCCAAGCTCGGCAATGAGGCAGTCGGCAACCTCGTCGGCTGGCATTTCCTGCGACAGCACCAGCGTTGGTAGCCCATCCGTCGCGGTACTCATGGCGATGGTGCGCGCCGCGCTGCTCTTGCCCACGCTCGGCCGGGCCGCAATGCCATAGACCTTGCCGGGCTTCAACCCGCCACCAAGGATTCGATCCAGCGGGACCATGCCGGTACGCCATCCCGGCACGCTGCGGCCTTCGGCCATGTCGTTGTACCGATCAACGGCAGCCACCAGCAAGGCAGCGATGCCGCGCGGCTCCTTGCGCATGCTCAGCCGGTCAAGGCCGGCGAACTGCGCGGCGATCCGGTCGAGCTTGTCGGACACGTCCCCCTCAGCCCAGGCAATCGTGCCGGCTTCGTCGGCGGCGGCGATGATGCGTCGCTGTAGGGCGCGCTCGGCGACGATCTGGGCATGACGCCTTGCACCTGTCGGGCCGGACACGCACTGCGCCACGGCGTTCAGGTACGGAAGCCCACCGACTTCATCGGCCTTGCGGGAATCTCGCAACCGCTCGAACACGCTCACCGCATCGGCGGACTTCCCGGCCATCAACAGGCTTGCGGCAGCATCGAAGATCAGCCGGTGCGCGTGCAGAAAGAAACTCGACGCCTCGACATGCTGCAGCACGGAATCCAGAGTTTCAGGCCAGCTCATCAGCGCGCCAAGAACCGACTGCTCGGCTTCTTCGCTGCGCGGTGGCTGGCGCAACGTGGCGAAGTTCATCGCAGCCGTTTCGGCCTCGGTGCGTGCGCTCATGCTGCGTCCTGAGTGCGTTCGATGACTTGGCGAAGGCCCTTGTCCGTCATCAGAAAATCGATGTCGCAGCGCCAGTCCTTGTGCTCGGCGCTGCGCGGCGTGCGACCCATGAGAAAGTCGTTCTCAGCCGCTCGGCCAAAGTACCCTGAGAACCATTGCAGCGCTTCGTCGGCGCTGGTTGCGCGTCTGCTGCCGTCGCCCTTGGTGCTGCTCAGCACCCAACCCCACAACTTGCGCATGCCGCGTTGCCTGGCAGCCGTCATCAACTTCGCCTTCGGCAGGCTTGGCAAAAGGTCGTGGTACAGCGCGACGATTTGGGCGTATGGGCAGGGGATCTCAGGCCGTCGATTCCCCGACTCGTCGGGGTGAGAAGCTTTAGCTTCGATACTTACTGGTGCTTGGTGCTTGGTGTTGTCACTCCGGGCGGAGTCACGCGCCTGTCCATAGTCTGTCACGCGTGACTCCTGCGTGACTGCCGCGGAGTCATTCGGCTGTCCCTCGGCGTGACGCGCCCTCCACCCTGCTTTCCTGGCGCGGTCCTTGTCCTTCTTGGCGAGCATCGCAAGCACGCGCGCAGAGATGGTGTCGTGGTAGAGCCGGCCATCCTCGGCGAGCCACCATCCGCGCATCAGTGTCTCTCGCGCCTTGGCGAAGGCCTTGCCAGGCATGCCGATCCTGGCTGCGATCAAAGCATCGTCGCTGGGCATCGACCCGCACGGGGTCTGCTCCCACGCCGTCATCCACAGCATCAGCAACCACGGGCGCACATCGGCTGGCGCGAGCGCCCATGTGTCCGACTGTCGAATCTGCTCATGGTCGAGCTCGAAGCGCCAGCCCTTAGCCCGCGTGTCTGCTGGATATGGAGCAGGCTTCAAACGTCAGTCTCCACGCGCCGTTGCGCCTGATGTTCCGGCCGCGCCTCCAGCCAGCCGATGTGCCTATCCCACAGATCGCACACGCGGCACGGCTGGTCATCGCGCAGGCAGGTGCACGGGTCGAGCAGCGATGGCTCTGCCGGCGCCATGGCCTCGCCCACCGCCTCAGACTGCCCCGTTGAAAACGCGAAGTCCCGTGCCTTCGGCGATCTGGTCGCGTACTTCGCGCGCAGCGTCTTCGACTATCTTGTGCGGGCGCTCAAGATCGAACCAAAGTGAAAGCGCGCCCTTGTCGCCGATTCGGTATCGAAGCTTTGCAGTCACTGCGTAGCGTGGCCCGTTCTCCATAACAGCGACGCCAATGGTGAACGTCTGCGGTACCTGAAGACGGCCCTTGGCTGCGGTGCCTTGGATGTCTTCTTCGTATGTAAATTCGGTCGCTCCGTTGTCCAAACGGACGCCGCTTGCGAAGTTGACCTTCTTCTTCGCCTCTAGCGTGCGGGCAATCTCGATCATGTCGGCGGCTGGCGGCGTGACGATGTCCGGCGCGTTGTCGTCGATGAACTTGGCAAACTGCTCCTGGCTCATATGACTGCCGCTTTTGGCGGTCCACTCGCGCCACTCCACGGACAGCGGGCAGGAGTACACGGCGCGATGGTCCTGCCATCCGGCGCCGTCGCCGTGGTCGTTGAAAACGGCGGTGAACTTCGGTGGATTCGCCTGCCCATAGAGCCGCGTGCTTGGCGACTTCAGTTCATCCACGTAGGCCACGAAGCTCTGAGCGTCGGTCAATGTTGCCGTGCCACGCGCTCGCGTCGGCGCCGGTAGCGAGTCCTCCATGTCCTGCACGGTATAGCCAGATGGGACGATCACATGAGGCTTTCCGCCGGGCAACGTCGTCGGCTGCATGCCGGCTGCTGCCAGCGCAGCTGCGGAATCAACGGTGTTATTAGGTTCCATTGCTTACCCCGCCTTCTTCAGATTGCGAATCTCGCCAGTGTCTTGATCGACACTGCGCAGACCGTCGATAGACAACTGCCGCGGGTCTTCGCGCTGCAGGTTGTTCTCGGGCGTGGCGAACATCAGCGAGCTGCCCTTTTCTTCCTTCGGCAGCTTGACCTTGATCTCGTCGAACACCTCGATCTGCCCGCCCTTGCCGGGCTTCAGCGCGAGCGTCAGGGTGATGGCGCCGGCCCTGCCGGTCACGGCGCAACTAGCAACCAAGTCGCGAAGCTTGTCTGTCAACTCATCGCCGAGGGTGCCAAAGCGCAGCGCCTCGACGGTCGATGTAAACGTCCGGTGTTCCATGCGTTCTCCTGAATGCGCCGCGTCAATTCACCGCGCGGCTTGGTGTTTAATCGCCTCGCCCACAGCCCGCACGGCCTGCGCAGTGAGCATGGCAATGGTCGGCGTGGTGCCGGGAAGCAGCGCGCGGTAGCACTCCATCGTGTTGCGCGTTCTGCCGCGGCCGTCTTTGGTGCGGATCACGCCGGCCATGTAGCGTGCGATTCGCTCGGCGTCGCGGGCCATCACTCAACCTCGAAGAGAATTGCCCGACCAGCCGAAGCCGGCCGGGCGAACGACTCCGGCGCTTGGGGTGCGCCTCCGGGTAGGCCGGCACCAGTGGAGTCGGGAGGAACGATTCATGCGACTTTGGCCTCGGCCTCATCAGGTTCTGCGCCGAGCTGCTCGGGCGAAAGATGACGGCGAGCCAGGAAAGCGATTACGCGGTCCTCAATCCGGGCCGGCAGCGGGTCGGGCCACTTGCCCACGGCTTGATACGTCACGCCGATAGCCTCGGCAGCCGAGGCGATGGACCCGCCCAGCAGTTCAATGGCTTTTGCTTTGAGCATGCGTTATTGAACCACAGTTCCCGACGATGCGCAACTATAGTCCACGCCTTGTTGGCGACATTTGGCGTAGAAAAGAAAAGTGTAACAGTCAATGAACGATGGTTGACTAGCCGGCGGCAACTATGGTTCAATACACCCATCGACCAGCGCATAGGGCGCAGGCGCAGAAGGGGAAGCAGATGGCAGCGGTTCAGGTCTACGAAGTCGAAGAATTCGCCGGCACGCAGTACGTGACCACAGAAGCGCGCGGCGTGCGCTACACGCTCAGCAATAGCAGCGGGCAGTGGGTTGTGTGGACTCGGCGCCTGGGCTACGGCGGCAGGTTCCACACGGGCGGCTGCAAGATCTTCAGCAGCCTGCGGGAAGTCGCCGACAAGTGCCGCGCCTTCGCTGACTTCTACGGGATGGAGGCATCATGAGCACCACAACACTCAACGCAATCCGCGCGCACGGCCCGTGCGCCGACGGATGGAAGAAGCTACTCAATCACCTGGGGAAGACCTGCGCAGATGATGAGCCTCTGTCGCTGCTGACGATCCTCGACAGCAACGGTCTTGATGACGCGCTGTGGTGCCTGCGTGCTATGCCGGAGCACAACAAGCACTGGCGCCTGTATGCCGTCTGGTGCGCACGTCAGGTGCAGCACCTGATGATCGATGCACGCAGCGTCGCCGCCTTGGATGTTGCTGAGAGGCACGCGCACGGCACGGCTAGCGATCAGGAGTTGGCCGCTGCCAAGGCCGCTGCCAGGGACGCTGTCAGGGACGCTGCCAAGGCCGCTGTCAGGGACGCTGCCTGGGCCGCTGCCAAGGCCGCTGCCAGGGACGCTGCCTGGGACGCTGCCTGGGACGCTGCC